CTATGGAGGAAATTATAAGTATTTTGGAACTTATAAACGTTTCCAAAACACGAATTAATAAACTTACATTGAGGGTAATAAGGGAAATATTTGACATAGTCACAGAGGAAATACTCTGTAATTATATGCCTAAATTTAAGTGGTTGGAAGTTTGCTACGCTTTACAAAATAATTCCTTTGTTGCGTTAAAATTTTTTGAATCACAACCAATGACAAAAGTAATGGCCATGATTCAAATACATCAAAATGCAATTGCTGAAATGAAGAAACCCCAAAAATAAATGACCGATGAACTTCGCCTAAAACTTATACTTATTCTTTGCTCGATAGCTACTCAGCAAGACCAAATTAGGCTAAAAGAGTTCGTGCTAGTTTGTTCTTACCATGTTACAGATGTAGATTTTAATAAGATAATGAGAAAAGCTTTAAAAATATTAGATATACAAAAATGCGGATCTGAAAGCTGCCCAGATTGGCTAATGAATAACCTTTTTGAGTTATACAGAAATAGTACAGAAGATTAAAGCTTATAAATAGCTATTTGTTTAAAGTTCTTCTGAAAGGCCTCTTACTTTGTAAAGAATTATTTTATGGCTAATCCTGTAAACATTAATGTAGGCGCTATTCAGCGTCCTGGAGTGTTTGTTACTCAGTCAGCGACTGGTGGATTACCTCAACCTATAGCCTCTCATGCTATTGGTTATATCTTTGGATCTACTCCTGTTGATCCATATGATACGAATCCCGTTGATGAGTACTCAGCTCTCCCACCATATCAACCAACACAGATTGGTTCATTAGAAGATTTTGTTCAAAGAGCAGGCAGCACGCCATCTGCTACAAACAACCCGCAATCAATGATTTCTTACGACTCCTTAAAGTCATTCTTTGAAAACGTGGGTGTGAACGGAATCCTCTACTACACCCGCGTAACCCCAACACCCGAATCAAAGGTTGTTGTAAATAAGGGCGCAGGATGGAATCTTTTTGCTTTAAAAATTGGCGATCGTTACTTTGGGGATAAGTCCCTAGGTGTTAATGACTCCGCTGGTGTTGCTATTAAAGTGATCACGACTACAGCTCTTGATGCTGACGACAACGCCTTTGATATCGTCGGCTACCTTAGCAGAACTGATCCTGATTTTAACACATTCTACAAAATCGAACAAGACGAAGTAGAAGCATCTAACGCAACTTTTAGAATCTATTCTAAAGACTCCCGCGTAATTCCAACTATTCAAAGCTTTAAAGGCTATCAGATTTCTGATACTGCCTACGCTTCTCCCACAGACGCAGGCGAAATTAGTCGCTATGTTCCTGTTAAAGAGCTCAACTTCCGTTGTGTTTCTAGAGACGTATCTACACAAGAGCCTATCCTCTTTGTATCTGGCGCCGCAATTGGAAACTTCTTGGGAGAAACTTCTAAGACTGTTAAAACAGATCCTTCAGCTGCCTTTACTTCCTCTACAGGAGCAGTAAAAGTTGCAGATATTACTGATCTTACGATTGGTGGTGCAGCTCTTGCTACAGGAGACAAGATTGCATTTGAAGGAGGAGCAGGTGAGCTATCCACCGGAAACATTTACTATAGCACAGTATATACTGTATTAAGCGTAGATGCCGGTACTAATACCTTTATTCTTGACAACGGGGCAAGTGCAGCTCTTACGTTTACTTCAGATGATTTTACATCCGTAGTTACAGTTCGTAGACTTGCTTATGACCCTTCTGTTGCTGCTGATAACCAGCAAGCAATTGAAGATTTCTTGGTTGATCAAGAAATATATGCTTCTTCCTCTGCTATCCCCGACGATAAAATTGTTGCTGTTTCGACTGACGAAAGAGTCGGAAAAGATGACCACGTTCGTTGGGCCGATGCCGCTGCTGCTTACTATCAGTGGGATGCTTCTGGCTCTGCCTTTACTCCTGGTGCTGATGGAACAAGCCTTACTAAAATCCCTCAGGGAACAATTACTTCAGTTGGTGGTAATGTAAATAGACTCGGATATGTCCCTGATACCATTCAGTCTTTCTACGTTAACATTGCTGGAGAAAACAGAGTAATCATCGCTAACGGTGCTACTCCTGCTGAGCTTACAGACAGCGTTGCTTCTTCTATTAGAGAAATTCTTGAAGAGAAAGAGCTAACAGCTTATTACAATGTTGAGTCAGTTGTAGAAGACTACGAGACATCTCTTGGAATAGGCGGATACGCTCCTAATAACGGCGAAGCAATTGGCGCTAGCCTAAGTGTAACAGGGGCTCCTGCACTTCGTCCTTCAAATGACGGAAAAGCACTTACTGGAACAGTTGCAGTTACTTCTGGTTCTACAACTATTCAAGGCGCAACATCTTCACAAACAGGAACTTTAAATCTTGAAGCTAATGGCTCCCTAATTGGGTCTGGTACTAACTTCAATAGCGTTCTTGCTGCTGGATACAGAGTTCTTATTGGATCTAAAACATACGAAGTTGTAGATGTCATTTCTGACCTCAACGCTATCGTTCGCAATCCCGCTGGAGACACCGCTTCTGCATCTGCTTTTAGCACCGTAACTACCAAATTCACAGAAGAGATCTATAACGGATCATACGTTGTAATTAACGGATACCGTTTTAAAGTTAATTCTGCTGTTACTCGTGACGACCAATTCGAAGTCGAAGTTGCTCCCACGTTTACCACTTCTTCTACTGTAGTTTATCTTGATAGCTCCATCGCGAACGGTTTCTACCGTCACGACTATGTTCTTAAAGTAAAAGTTACATCTAAGAACGGTATTCCTTCTCCTGTTGTTGCTGGTCTTGACCGCTACGGCAAAAAGGATTCTAACGTTTCAAGAGTTAACTCTTTGAGCGAAGCTGCTGACTTTGTTAACTACAAGCTTTCAGCAAAAGCACGTTCTCAAGATTTTATATATGCTATTGAGCAAGGCATGGGATCGGGTGACTATCGCCCTGGATTCTTGTTTGCCCCTGAAGCATTTGGTTCATTCAAAGCCACTGTTGGCGGATTGACTAAAACTCAGGCTCGTGAAGAAAGAGTAAAAGTTACACAATCACTACTCAGAGCTGCCGAAGGCAAGCTTGGAGAAGTTGAGGGTATTTCTGGAACTCAACATATTGCCCTTATTGATTGTGGCGCTGACGAGCTCAGCCTCAGCGAAGTGCAAGATGAACTTGCCTTTGTTAAAGGAACTGCCGGTGTACCTTTTGGCCACGGCGCTTTCTACGCTCCTTATATCAAAAATTCAAGCGGACGTTTCGTACCTCCTAGTAGCTTTATTGCCGGTATTGCCTGTTCTCGTTACGTGAACGAAGGTTTCCAGCAAGCACCTGCAGGAGCAAGATATCCACTAAGAGGGGCCACTGGCCTTCGCTTCGATATCACAGCTCAGCAACAAGAAGTTACTTATCCCTTAGGCCTCAATCCAATTAGGAGCCTTCCTAACAGAGGAATTGTTGCTTGGGGTGCTCGTACAATGAGCTCCAATGCTCTCTTTAAGTTTGTCAACACTCGTGCGATTCTAAACGTACTCCTTGACGTACTTGCAAGAAGCTTCGACGACGTACTCTTTGAGCAGATTGACTCTGCTGGTACACTATACGCTAGAGCTAAGTCTATTGCCTCTCAGGTGATGGGACAACTCTATCGTCAAGGTGCACTCTTTGGAGCAAGACCAGAACAAGCCTACTTAGTTGTTTGTTCTGATGCTAATAACGCTGTTAGTGATCTAGAAAACGGAACGCTAAGACTCGATGCTTATGTGGCTACTTCGCCAACTCTTGAGCGTCTTGTTGTTACCGTTGTAAGAACACCTGCTGGTCAGGTTGCTCAGGTACAAGATACCTTCTCTAGAAATGTTGACAGATTCGATTACTTACTTAACGCAACTACAGTCTAATAACTAAAAATGTCTGATAATAAGGAGCAAATTTTAAACGCTGAAGAGCCACTTTCTTCTCAACAGTCTAAAAAAACTGTGCACATTGAAATGTTCAGGGCTGGTCCTCAGATCAGTTCCGCCGGGCAAAAGATGATGTTTACAGAGAAAGACCTGGATCAGGTGGTCGGTACTTATGTTCCTGACCAACATGAAGCTCCGTTAATTATCGGGCATGACCAAACGGACTCTACACCTGCGTTAGGGTGGGTAAAAAATCTTTGGAGAAAAGGTAAAGCTTTGTGGGGTAACGTAGAACTTACCCCTAAAGCTGAAAAACTGATTAAAGATGGAGTGTTCAAGAAAGTAAGTAGTTCTTTCTACTTACCAGACGCGGAAACAAATCCGCATCCTGGAAAATTGGCACTCCGCCATCTTGGGTTGGTTTCGATCCCTGCCGTAAAGGGACTCACTGCTTTTTCCGAAGGTGAATTTAACGACGAAAAAATTATCAATCTAGCTCCTGAAGAGGGAGATACCGTTATTTCGTTTAAAGAAGCCTTAGAAACAAACAACTCTACTATGACTAGAAAAAGAAAAACTGCTGACGAGGTTCAGGAGGTCTCAGTAGATCAGAGTGTTGATCATGCTGAGGGTGGAATGACCGTCAATATCAACATAGGAGGCGGTAAGCCTTCTGTATATGACGACTCTGGTAACCAGGTCGAGGAAACAGGCGCTCCAGCCGACTACAAGATGGAGTACGCCGCTGACGAAGAAACCGATGAAGAAATGGCCCCTGAAGCCGAAGCTGAAGCCCCTGAGGGTGAAGGCGAAG